CGCGCCTGTTCCGAGGTGAGAGAGGGGGAGGATTGCTTGATCTTTTCCGCGACTTTGTCGACGGTGTTGGTCTTGATCTCAGACACGGGCGCCGCCCTTCGCAGAGACAGCGCGGACCATTTGCGTAATGGTGCTGGCGACGTCAGCCGATTGCGTCTTTTCCATTTGCGCTTCCGCCTGTCGACGAGACTCGACAGACTTGCCGATGAAGTTGGCCCGCGCTTCGTTCCACTTCTTCAGCATGTGCTCGGGGTGCTCGCGCTTGATCACATCTTCTTCAAACGACGCGAACTCATCGCCACCCGGCATCGACTCGCCAGGCGCAAACTTCCAATCACCGACGGACTCGACGAGAAACACCGGCATCTGCTTGCCGTCGACGTCGATGCGCTTTGACAGCACACGCGCCAACGCCTGACGTTGCGAGGTTGCTTCGCCTTCGCGAGTGACACCACCGTCGGGAAACTCGACGGTGTGCGGGTCTTTGATTGAGCGAAGTTTGATGGTTCGTTTCACGTCGGCGCCTCATGGGAGGGAAAGAGAAAGAGCGGGGCCACATGACCCCGCTCTTCAAGAGAATCGATCAGGTCTTCTCGTAGATGATCTTGACGCCGTGCTCATCGGTGTGCTCGGCGACAGACCAGCACCAACGACCAACGGCCAGCAACGAATCGTCGGCGAGGTCGTACTGAAACCCAAGGCTGGGCTCGTAGCGTTCCGTCATCTCGGCAAAGCCGCGCACCGAACCGGGGGCGCCAGTCTCACCACGACCGGCGACGATGAGAGCGGCAACACGGTCAACGCTGGAGTTGGCAGTGGCCATCGCGTTCTTGTTGGCCGCGTAGATCGGGATGCCGCAGAAGCCACCACGGAAGCCGTTACGGCTGACGTCGGGGCGCTGATTGAAGAAGGACAGATCGGCAGCGCCGTTGCCGGTGAAGACCGACGACAGAGCAGCACCGGAGCCCGACGACGCAAGGGTGCGCAAGTCGCCGACGCCGATTTCCTCGAGGACGAAGACAAGGTCTTCGCTGGAGGGATTGTTGTCGAGCAGCTTCGTCATGGCGTCCAACAGGGTCGCAAATGACAGCGGCTGATTGGTCGTGCCCGCCGACTCCGACAGGCCAGAGAACAACGCCAGAGCGTCGGTCTCAGCGCGCAGGTAGTGCGACTCAAGGATCTCGGTCATCGCATCGCGGACCAGAGGCAGAGCGCCAGCGCCGTTGCCCTGGATGGCGTCGATGACCTGCGAACGAGCAACGCCGGGGAGCGCCAACTCAATCGCGTCAGCGGTCAACTGGATGCCCTGAACCTTGGTCGACGGCGTGATCGAGATGTTCGCGGCAACGCCAAGGGTCGCGGGGTTGGAGAACGCGGTGGCTTCGGTGTCGTCGACAGCCATGGCAATCGCGCTCTTCTTGCGGATCTTGCGGACCTTCGACGAACGACCGCTGATGTCGGCCATGTTCAAGAACGGCAGCAAGACGTACTTGCCCCGCAACGGGTCAAGCGCGATCTGCGACATGACCTCAGTAAGGAGCCAGTTGGCGACGGTGGTTGACGTGGAGACTGCCATTGATTCGATCCTTGTGCGGCGCTCAGCCGCGTTGGGTTATTGCGCCTTCGCTCGGGCGAAACGCCCGACGCCAAGGGAAGCGCTCGACGACGAGCGACCGGACATCTTGGATGCGAGCCAGGCGGACCAGCCCTGTGGATCGCGTGCCTTCGCTTCAGCGGCTTTCTTGCCACTCACATCGGCAAGCGCCTCATCGAAGTCGACGACACTCACAGCAGGCGGCGCACCCATCGACGGAGGCTGGCCAACGGTCTTGAGCGGCGCTGTCGACGTCGAGCGAAACGCCGCAAGGATCTCGCGCTTGGCGTCGATGTCGCCTTGCTTGCCATAGATGGCACGCACCGCCTCGGGCAGTGCGGCAGCCTCAGCGTCGAGGCGCTTGGATTCTGCCTCTTCATGGGCACGCCAACGATTGGCGAGGGGCTCGTAGCCCTCGAGCTCGGCCAGGCGAGCCTTCGCCACTTCAAGCGCCTTGGCCATCTCGCCAGCACGCTCGGCGTCGGCTTGCGCAGCCTTGCGGGCATCGCGGTCGGCTTGCTTGGATGACGCCATCTGCGCCTTGAGCGCAGCAAGCTCGACAGCCTCCGGTGACGGAGACGCAACAGGCTCAGGCGAGGGTGCGGCGTCCATGGTTGGCGCGCCGTCGATGGCGGATGAGGTGGTCATGTCAAGGACTTTATCACATATGTAAGTGGTTATGCAAGCGACGCTAGAACGGCGTTCTAGTGCGACGTCCGTTGAGTTTGAGACAGAGTGACAGCAAGGATTCGCATTCCATTTGGTGCCGCAGAAGTCAGCCGGATTTCTGCGATTGGTGTCTGCACGACGGCAGGCGACAGCGGCACGTTGACGGCTGTTGTCAGGACAATGACGCCAGCCGCAGACGTCGAACGCGTGACAACAGTCGGCCCGTCATCGGTGCGCACGGTGACCTCAACCGACGACGTGGCAGCACCGATGCGCTCCATCACGATCTGCAACAGACCACGCGAATAGGGCGCCAGTGGGCTGTCTGCAAACGGACGGACGTAGAGCCGCATCGGCACAAGGTAGCGTTGGTCCAGCGCCGTCAACTCGACGAGAGACTTGGGGTCGCCTGCAATGTTTGCCGTTGCCAACAGGTACTCACACGACAGCAGCGGGTGTTTGTGCGCATCGCCCCACGGTGGGCCACTACGATCAACGCCTAGCCGCCCTTGCGGGTTGACCGCAGTGAGACCCGCCGCAATGGGAGAATCGCCACTGGCGAGCTCGTAGAGCGCCAGAGCACGGCCCGCGATTGATTGCGCCAGTTTGCGCGAGTTTGCCGGGGCCAGTGTGCGGCACTCGGCATCGGTCAACGGTTCGGACGAAACGATGCGTTCCATTGTGTGACCTCATGGATCGAAAGCGAGAGACCAGCCCATCAGGTAAATCTCATCAGAGAACGGGCCGGGTGCAGCGTGGCTAATGTTCAGGCTTACGGTCTGTTCAGACCCCGACGTGTAGTTGCCGTCGACGATGTCGACGTAGCCGAAGCCCGTTGCGCCAATCATGGTGACGGCGACAACAGACGACGAACCCGCTCCCGTCGTCGTGTTGAAGCGCCAGTTGGTAGCAGCGCCAGCCTTCTCCCAAATCAGCACGCGACACTTGAGCGGATTGGTTGCAAACAAGAAGTTGGGAAACTGTAACCGCACTTGACTAATCGTCGCCTGTGGCGCGAACTCAGCCGTGGGGTAGCGAGCAAAGCCCGCTACGCCAGGCGCTACCTTGTCGGTTCCGTCGGCGTTGACGCATGACGTGCCCCACGAACCCATCGGCATAGCCAACGACGGAGCTGGTGCGGTGTTGTTGTCGACCGTCGTCGGCATCGTCCTAGCGTTGTGGCCTGGTACGGGTGCGCCCGTGACGTACTCCCACAGCGCGTTCATGCCGCGATTGAGTCTCGTCAGGACGTAGCCATCCATTGGCCCGTCCACTTCTACCTGTACGTCGTCAAACGTCAGCAGCGACGACGACAGCGTAGCGGGGACAGGGTAGATGTTGACTTGTGCCGTGCCTGACGTCGACAACGGAGAGAAGCCGTTATTGGGGTCGCGGAAGGCGCGGCCCTTGCGGTAGACGCGAACGCCGTGGATTCGCTCGGGGACGTCGACGGCAGCGGGGATGTTGGCTCGGATAAGCAACACTTGCCAACCGGGGGCCAGTGGCAGAACCGTCTGATGAATCTGTCGAGGAAGAGAGCCGATAATGCGCGCACCGGGTGCAGCTTCTCTTGCATCAAGGTCACTTAGAGCGCCGCCTTGAACCAATGCCCACGACGCAAAAGAACGAATCTCGACAGCGTAGGAGTTGACGGCGCCGCTTCTCGTCAGGTCGGCTTCGATGACATAGTCATCGGATGCCGAACTACTTGGCGGGACGTAGATCGGTGCAGACCAGACGTAGTATTCTTTGCCGACTGTCGAGGTTAGATCAATCTCACACGCCGTCAAGACAGGCGGCAGCATCATTGGACAACCACGCCCGCCGCCAGTGTGGTTGATGGTGTCGACCTCAGCGTTGGCGCCCGTCATCTTGTCCGACGCCAGCGCCGCGTCGCCAACGGCGTTTCTCAGCCATCGGTGAAAGATGCTCGCATCGCGTGCGACGTCACGGGGTGGAGTGCCAAGCGGTGTGAGGTTCTTGATGCGAGCCATTAGCGCCACCGTGGGTTGAAGGTCTGGCCAGTGCCAACCACCGTGCCGCTTGCACCGGCAAGCGGAGCCATCTCCGAAACAGCGTAGCCGCTTACGGTTGAACTGTTTGGCGACAACGCGTGATCGACAGCGATGTAGTCAATTCCTGCTTGAACGACAAACGTTGGAGCAGACGCCAGCGTGATCGTCGTCGTCGTCGTGTTGGCTATCTCAATTGTTTCATACAGACCAGCCGACACGTCGTAGACGCGCACATACAGGCCGATGCCGAAGTCATCGCCAGGCGAAGTCGTGCGCACCTCGGGACCAGTCGTCGACAGCGTCAACACTGCACCAACAGCCGACGCAATGACAGCAGCGGGGCACACATGCACCAACGGTTCAAGCAACTGAAGCGTGAGACCGACCACGCCACGGTCGTAGTCAGGACGTCGAGAGACGACGCGGGCATACATGCCAGAGATGTTGCCGCCCGCCATGTTTGGCGCGTTGAATCCGTCAGGCAAGCCAGACCCGATCTGTGTCACGTCGCCAAGACGCAACGACAGCAGGTCAAGCGTTACTGTGACCGATACTTCGATCCTCGCCAGCGGGCCTTCACCACCGACAATGTCGTACGCAATATTTTGAATGTCGCCAGTCGATGCCGACGACGGGTGCGCCCATGGGTCGTCGCGTACCAAACGCGCAGCATCCTCAGAGCCGACCGACGGTAGCGCAATCTCCCGTCGACGTGGTGACCTTGGGTATCGCTTGAGGTTGTCGACGTCGATGAGGTTGACGGTTGCACGGGTCTCCTTTGCTACCGGGCTGTAGTCGCACTCGACCGTTGCCAGTGGCGTGATGACCGACTCATTGGCGACAACGTCGATCCCGCTATCGGGGACCAGATTCGCTTTGCCAATAATGACCGACGTCGTCGACCGTGGATTGCTGATTGAGATGGCCTTGAGTTGTCCATCAGACGTGACGACGACGGCGCTGCTCGACAACATGCACCATTCTTGAATCAAGTCGCCGACGGGCTTTTCGTCGTCGATCACAATGGTGTGTGGAAACGTCGTGCGCGCAATGAATGAAGTGGAGTCGAGGTCGGCATTATCAATGCCAGCACCCAAGCGCCAGCCAAAGTCAAACGTGTTGGCAGGCGCAACGCCAGGGAAGACGTCGAAGCCAACGCCCGATCCGTACTTTGATCTCAGCACCCACATCAACGGATACGCGCTTGCCCCGCCAACGATTCCGATCTGACGCACTGACTCAGCGCGTATCGGTGACGGCAGGCCAAACCGTTGCTGAAACCTCTCACGCGAAATGGTGATTGAGGTTGCGGCAACGGAAAGGAGCTCCCTTACTTGTCCCGTCGAAAGCACAACGTAGGCAGGCGTGGTGCCGACCGCGAACGCCGTAGCGTCGTCGACAGGCAGCGTTATTGACGACGCCGCCACAGTTGGCGTTTCTGTGATGTTGGCTTCTCTCAAGCCAACACCGACAGCGCGTTCCATGTACTCTTGCATGACGCCAGCGCAACGAATCGACCACGCGTAGGCGCCTTGATAGCGCGGTGGTTCGTCGATGATCAGCGTCGACAGAATCTGTTGAGACAGCGCGACACCTTGGTCAACCGTCCACGCGTAGAGCCATGCACGCCGACCCTCCCATGATGGGACGTAGCGGTAGACAGGGTCGCCATCGGATGCACTGCCAAACAGCGCAACAGCCGTGGTGCCAAGATAGCCGCGAGTGCAGCCAGTCAACGACGTTGCAGATGCGACGGTGCCAACCAGGATAGACTCAGCGCCGACATAGATGGTGTCGCCAGAGACCATGCCCGCCGTCGACGTCATCACAAGCGTAGTAGCGCCAGCAGCAGCGCCAGCCGTTACCCATGCGGTGCGTCGACGGTTGACGGACAGGATTTGATCTAGCGAGCCGTCGTCGTTGCCAATGAGATCGAAGTCAACAGTGGCTGAGACCTCTCGACGGATCTCAAGGTCCAATCTGCTTTCGCCTTCCTTGACGGTCTTGACCGCGACGACCTGCGCCCTGTTGGTGAGGATCGCGAACGTCGACGGTATCGGACGCTCGACAAACACATATGGCGCGCCGTCGACGACGAGACCCAATATCAAGTCGATGTGCTTGCCGCGTTGCGCAAGGTCGTCGTACAGCGTCATCAGACCACCTCAGCGTGGAGGATGATGTCCAGAGAGTAGAGAGGCACGCCAGCCCCGATGGCTTGCGGCTCGTAGGTTGTCAGCGCGTCTTCAGAGAAATGCACCACGTCAACGAGCGTCGACGATGTGCGAGCCGCAAGCACGGTGCCCGATGAGATGGGCACGTCGTGCATCTCAAGAGAAGCGCCAGCGCCGAAGCGTTCGATAAAGCCTTCCAACGTGTCAGCAGCAAACGCCAGCGCATCGACGACGAATGTGCGCGAGAGGTGGACGAATCCAAGCGACACACGCCAGGACTGCATACGGTCGCTCCTAGACACGCCAGAGACGCGCCCGCTCGCCGCACGGGTCACACTGGCCACCCGCTCGGAGAACGGCTCCAGAATCGCATATGCGTCGTTTGACGCCCATGCCGCAGCACATGACCGGGTGGAGACCTTGGGCGTTGCGTCGTTGGCAGTGCTTGCGACGATGCCGATAAGCGCCATGTCAAACGTCGTCGAGCCGTCGACGACAACGCCAAACGTGTCGGTGCCTGTGGCACGCGTGATGGTCAGCAGGGTGTGCGACGTCGAGGTGTTGAGGTTCTGCGCAACCGTTACCGTGTAGGTGTTGCCTGCCCCATATGCAGCAGACAGCGCCGTCGCCAACACAGCGCAGAAGTCAGACGCGGTGCCGTCGCCTCGGAGGTAGTAGGTGCCGACTGGCAAGTCCACGTTGACGATGCCCAGCGCCGCCTCACGGAATCGCAAGCGCCGATTGGCGAGAGTCACAACGATGGCGCCAAGCAAGACCGGATAGCTCATCGTCCACCACGTCGACGGCCAGTGTTGACCGCTTTGGAGATTTCTCGCGCCGTGTCTTCAGGAAGAGGACCGCCGACACCGTATGCCACATTCACGACGAGCGGGCCACCACCGCCGTTGCTACCACCACGGCCAGGGCTTGCGCCACGGTCGCGAGATGCGGACCTGTCAGGTGATGGTGTCTTTGCGGCGCTCGACACCATCGACGCCGCAACCTCAGCGCCACCAATCGAGATGGCTTGACCAGCGGCAATGAGTGCAAGACCGCCAGCAAGTGGGACAGCGCCAGCCGGGTTGCCGGTGAAGAGTTGGGCCAATCCCGTTGCAGCCGACTCAGCGCCTTTCAACGTGATGAGGTCGCCAGCCTGTTGCGCCAAGCCCTGAAGCAATATCGCGCCAGCATCTTCCTGCCCCTTAGCAGCAGCCAAAGCAGATTGAGCAATGATCGATGATGTCTGCATCAGTTGGCCGGTGACAAATGCGGCTTGAGATTCAGCGATGCTTTGCTTCTTGCTTGCTTCATCTTCCGCGATCTTCACGCGCTCTTCTGCTTGGCGTCTCTCCTCCTCGGTCGCTTGCTTGTCCATGCGTGCTTGCTCTTCACGCGCAGCCGATTCGTTCTTCAGTCGATGCGCGATGGCTTCATCTCGCATCTTGGTCACAAACATCATGTTTTGTTCTGCGACTGTGCTCTCTTCCATTGCATCAGGCTTGACGACGGTAGGGCCAGACCGTGCCCCGGTTGCCCTTCCGCCGCCTGACTTGGGCTTGTCCCTCTCAATCAGTTTGTTCATAACTTGAGCTTTTGCTTCAAGCTCATCAGCTTTTTGAATCATCAGGTCAGCTTCTTTTCGCATCCGTTGTCGGTCTGCGAAGGCGATAACCTTGTCAGCAGCCATCGACTGATTGGACAGCCGGTTGGCGTCGGCTCGTAGTTTCATCGACTCTTCTGCAACCGCAAAAAAGTCTTGAACCTTGGCGCCTTCTGGATCGAGTTCCCTTATGAGTCCTTGCGTTTCAGTCCTGATGTCCTGAATTGATTTAGACAGTTTGACGATGCCGTCAGTCATCTTGTGAAATTTGACGTCGTCCAACCTCTCTGCCTCAAGGCGAGCATTCTCAAAGTGGTCTGTGACTCCTTGAATCAACGCTATGCCGCCAATGAGCGCAGCAGCAAAAGGACCGCCAGCGCCGAATGCAGCAGCCATTTGCCCAGCACCCGCTACCATCTTTCCGACTTGCCCTCCCATGCCTTCCATCGACGACGACACCAACGAGATAGCGGCGGCTTGCTTGCTTAGGTTCTCAGCACTCTTGCCGATGCGTTGGCGCAACGTCTCGGTGGACGTCGCCGTCGTCGTCGCTACCTTGCCCTGTTCCTTCAGCGCCGCCGTTGCTTTGTTGGTTTCCGTCGCCAACTTCTGCTCATTGCCAACAAGCGACACCGCCGCCTTGTCGACCTTCGCCAACTCGTTGTTGGCTTGCGTCGCATCGGCAGTGATCGTGTATTTGACTTGCTGGTCACTCATCGGTGCCTCTTTTCAATCTCAGCCGTGCGTGCGGCACGACCGGCGGCGATAATCTCAAAGGCGTCGATGGTGTGCGGCGACAACGACGACAGCGCGGCAACGCCCGGGTTGCCTTCGCATGAGCGCCAAAGCGACAAGGTGCCGACAACGTCGCTGTTGTTCAACAGGTGACGTCGTGGGCAAGTGTCGCTTGCATATTCTGTCCCGACGAATGACGTCATGCGCCCACCTCCGTGACATCCGAGTAGGTCGCGCCGTGGAGCGGGACACCGACGACAATCAAACTCCGTCAGGTCGACGGCTGTAGCCGCCCACAGCGCAACGCTTTTCCCGGAGGCAACTCCAGAAAGTATCTCACGGCGTCGTGGAATGGCACGAGAAGACCGGCCAGTCGCAGACCGGGCAACGACTCGGCCAGCGTCGAGCGCATCCCCTGCAAGCCCGTCACGCTCGCCAAGCACACGGTAATCATCTCCTCATAGAGAAGACACAACCGTTCGTCGGCGTCTCGCTTGCCCTCGTCGTCGGTTGCATCTCGCCAAGCACGCCAGGCCGACGCCCGCCGCGCTACCCACCCGCGCCGTTGCGCGTCAGAGCACATCCGCAACGTCACCGACACGCCGTCGAGGTCTTCGCTGTCGACGTACTCGCCGGGGTCGGCCAGCGTGTAGCCAGAGACAAGGCCCGCAATGGCACGAGCCGATGCCCCAACAGCCGACGTGTCACGCGCTACGATGGCTGCCGACAGCGTTGTGTCGGCAGATGCGACCGCTCGCCAGTCCGTGGAATCGTCGAGCGGCACGTTCGACTTGGTGCGTGCCGCAATCTCGGCAACCACCGCCGCACGGGATGCGTCGTGCGCTTCCCGAAGGATGGCTTGCAACGAGACCGGCTCGCCAACGTCGCCGGGGTACAGAAGAAGCGCGGCCATCAGCCCACCGCCAACACGGCAGGGAGTGCGCCCGTGCCAACAGCCGTGAATCGCATGCGTGACAGACCGTTGACGACAGCCGTCGACGCAACGAAATCAGCCGTCGGCAGCAGGGCATACATGATGGCGCCGACGTCGGAGCCGACCAGAAGAGCAACCTCACGGACCGTCGAGACGGCGCCGGCATTCACGTCAGACCCAAGGAGCGGGACCATCGCGGCATCCGTGAGCTCACCCGTCAGGGCAGGCGACGTCGCACCAATGAGAACTTCGCCTTCGATGGTGAATGACTTTCCGTCGCCAGCGCCACACACACCACCCAAGCGACCGTTGCCACCGATGGTGTCGACGTCTCGGATCTGCGTCGCGTTGTTGTAGTTGATGGAGAGGTTGCTGGCGAAGTACTCCACGCCGTCGATCAGCAGGCGGACACGGTCGGCAACGATGGGGCTACCCGCCGTCGGTTCAGCGTGGGCAGGGTCGGCTTCCGCAACGTCAGCCCATGACGTCGGAGAGAACACCGACGACATGCCGACGATCTGGCCACTGGCGAGCGACAGCGCCATGCTCATTGGAGCGCAGCCGAAATAGTCGCGGCGCCATGACTCGCCCTCGCCAGTCAGAAAGGCGTGGACGTGATGCGTCACGGAATCAGCCACCGTGTAGACAGCCATGCGGAAGACGGTAGCTGCCGTCGTCGGGGTGCCGGTGTAGGGATGGTCCAACGTCAACGCCGTCGTGCCGCCACCAGAAAGGATGCGACCCATCTGGAGACCGGTCGTCGACGCAAACGCGATGACCTGCCCGTTGGTCGTCGTCAGGCCGACCACAGCGAGAATGCCCGACAGTGGGGTGTGACCAGTCGCCGCGATGGTGGGAGCAACGCCAACGGTGGCAGGCGCCTGCGCACCGAACATGGACTGCAACAGCAGCCCCTGTTCCATCTTCGCTTCCCATCCGCCCAAACTCACAGCGCCGCCCGTATTGCTGTCGACGCCTCGGAACTCCGTGGCCAGCGTGATGTCGGCAACGTCTTGGGCACCGCGTGCATGGCTGTAGCGTCGTCCGCCTTGCGACCGCAGATTGCGAGCAAGCGCCACGCGATTGCGAGGGTACAGGCCCGCAACGTCGTCAGTGCAGCGCAACGGGAACAGCGTGCCGGGGGTGCCGGTGAACGTCGACGAGTCAGAGTGCAAAGCGTGACGGACTGTCAGCAGGCGGGATACGTCGGTCATTGGCGATACCTCACAGAAAGAGAGATGCGGAGGCGTCGAGCGCCAGTGATTTGCTCGACGACGAACGGGGCCAGGGTGTTGTCCAGAGTAGCGATGCGCTCAATCGTCGACGTCGGTCGACCCCAGTTGGCGCCGTCAAGCAACGCGTAGATGATGCGCGTCGCATCGTCGACGACAGCAAGGTCAATCTCTGACGTGTAGGCGACGTCATCGGGGTACTCGACGACAAGGTCACACATGACACGCCAGCGAGAGGCGAGCGGTTGCGTCACGTCTTCAGGCGCGCCCGACGTGGTGCGGATCCAAAAGCGCCGCGATGACCCGACGGCAGCGAGGTCACTGCCAGTCGGGTCTTCCTTGAAGGAAGGCGCAAGCCCACGCGTCTTCACAACAGGCGCGACGCCCTTGATGATCGACACCACTTGAGCACGCGCTAGAGCCCACGTCATCGCGTGACCATGATCTTCTGCTTGGCTTCATTCCCAGGTGACGGAGGGTCCGGCGTCGCCTCAAGTTGTGACCGGATAGCGAGGTCAACGCGGTCTTTCGTCGTCGCCTTCGCTTGCTCGTAGGATGCTTCCAAGCGCTCCACATAGGCCACATCGGCAGCAGGCCACTGACGAGCGAGATGCAGCACGACAGCCGCAGCATGGACAGGGACAAGCACGTCGTCAGTTATGATGTCTTCGTCGAGGATGCCGATTGCCGCAAGCCATGGCTGAACCAACGACGTCCACGCGGCGCCGATGGACTCTTCCAACGTGGTGTCAGTCGACGACGCCAGCCGACGCACAACAGGGTAGAGGTGTTGCAGCATCGTCGTCGTCAACGCGATCGACGTGATGCGGCGGACAACGCGAAAGGCCTCGTCCCATTCAGTGAGGACGCCGTCGACGGTGGCACGGAACAGCACATAGCCGGGGCCAGGCTCGGAGGTCTGCGCCGCCGTCAGCGCGACGGAAACTTCAATCCCCTTGACGGTGCTATTATTGGCGACGGCGGCGAGCAGTGGTTCCGCAAGCCACATCTCCGTCGTGGTGCCAGTGTTGGTGGCCTCGACAATCAGCACTCGCCCATGAGCGCTGTCGAGGATCTGGTAGTGGCGACCGGCGACGATGGCGGAGGCGTTCGCCAGCGTGATCGACTCGTCGCCTTCTTGATGTGTGCCTTGCGTCGTCGTCGACAGGGTGTCGATAGTCGCCGCGACGTATGCCGTTTCGGGGTCGCGAGAGACCTGCCCCACACGTCGAGCGGTAGCCGACGTCGGAACGCCAGAGTAGCGCACCACGTCGTCTCTCACGACACGCGGATAGGACACTACCGATTGCGTTGTGCCCAGCAGGATGCGTTGCATAGCGCTTATGTAACACGCCGCTATCGGCCACGCAACGGGATGGCGATTCCGGCATCTAGGAGTTGACGCATCAGGCTAGCCATGTCTTTGGGGGACAACGCCAGCCACGGTCGGGCAGGCATGTGACCACGCCCGTAGTGATGGATTGCGCCAAGCACACTATGCGTTGGTGAACGCTTGCCCGTGCGTTTCGCAACACCATCGACGAACCGGGTAGCGGCGGACGTACCAGCACCAGGCGCAATCACGATGGTGAAACCCTGTTCCGTGACGACGACGGAGACAGCAGCAACGCTGCCCAACAGGCCGTTGGTGATGGTGAGGTTGACGCCGGGGTTTCGACCCGCCGATGTCTTCGCCAGCAAGTAGTCGCGGCTGTAGGGCTTGAATGGCTTGTCCTTGACGTCGAGCCCTTCGCCAGTCCTCTCCCGAATCAGGCCAGGCGCCAGCGTGGCAACGAGTTTGGCGATGCGCTCCAGCGGCACACGGGGAGGACCACCAGAGCGGGTGACGACGATGCTCATTCCAGAATCTCGATCCCGCGCCGTCGGGCTTCCGCGAGTGTCATCGGGCTCCAGACGTGCCGACAGTTGTAGCCGCCAGCGAAGGCGTCGACGGGTAGACCCTGTCCGTTGTTGGCTTGGGCTATGCCCGACTCCGTCAACGCCTTGCCAACGTGGACACGGCAGAAGGGCCGGTTCCGCGAGTCCTTGGGGCCGCTGTAGAGGTACACCAAATCAACCAGCCCATCGGCAGCTTCCGTCGCCGCACGGATGACAGCCGTCCGGCCAGCGGCCATCACTGACGCATCGACAGCCGCTTGAGCACGCGTGACGCTTGTCCCGATGGCACCCGCGACGCCCTCGATGAGGTCCGCAAGGCTGGCGCTTGTCGTGGTTCCCAATGCGATAGCGCGACGAATCGTCGACGACGCATCCCCAAACACGTTGGCGATGTCGGCTGTCTGCGACCGCACGATCTGTTCGATCTCAGCGGTGACGGACACCGGAAGGTCCACGCCACCCAATGCCGCTAGGGCGGACTCAATCGCCCTGTCGCGCAACACGCCTTCGACGGCTGTCAGCCCACGGACGCGCATGGCTTCGTCGATTTGAGAGGCAACCTGTGCGGCTACACGCCCTTGCGCTTTCACCAGCGTGTCCTCGCCGGGAGCGGTGTTCAGGCGAAGCAACGCCCGTCGGATCTCGCGGTCCAACTGAACGCGGATAGCTTCAAGGTCGGCCACCGCCGCATCAGCGACGGGGCCAGACCTGTCAGATGCCGCCATCGTCGGCCTCTTCGTCGATCACCGTCGTCGTCTCTCGCATCGTCTGCGCACCATCGGTTGGCGAGGCAAAGAGCGACTGCAACGGCGACAACGCCGGAGCTTTCTTGATCTCGCCAAGGTACTCCATCGCCTCAGCCCGGTTGCTCGACAGCCCCAGCATGACGCGTGCATCGGCGTCGTCGATGAGACCCGCCGTCTTGAGGTCGAGCACGCGTTGCGACTTGGCGTTGTCGTCTTCGTAGGTCTTGGACATTCCCATTGAGACCGACGCATAAGCGCCACCAAACGACGACGGCGCCGATGGGCTGTAACGCTCCAAGATGTCGATCAGGACCGGGAGCAAATACTGCTCTTCAGTGTGCTTGTAGATCGGGCGCATCTCGGAGACGCGTTGCTCATGCGGGGCGTTGGCTATCATGCGCGAGATGCCCGACTGTGGCGAGCCAGGCTCGACGCTGTAGGCATCGGGGCTGTTGCCTCGGGACACGCCGAGTTCATGCAGGTCACGCGTTGCGCTTGTCTCAATCGCGGTGTGGTTGGCGCCCGCCGTCAGGTATTGAATCGTCTCTCCGTTGCCGACCTGAACCACCGTCGACGGACCCGACACAAGTTCGGAGGTCTCACGCATGGTGCCTGCGTAGATGAGCATTGCGTGCGCCTGCATGTCGATCACATGCTGGCGATTCGACCTCGACACGTTGAGGCTGTCGACGTTGATGAGCACGTCGCGGTCAGGCTCGGGCCAGAATCCACCCGACGGCGGCTCGGTCCTGAAGAACACGCCGGGAAAGAGCCCGTCGTACACCTCGGATGGCGTCGCCTTGTGGCCGTCTTCCGAGACACGCCGATGAGTCCACGGGCCGTACTTGGCAACGGTGCCGTCGTCGTGCTCCGTGAATGTGCGCGACCAGACCCACCAAAGTTCAACAGCCGACGACGTCTGTGCCCTTGCCTGACGGAAGGCGACGAACCACAGCGACTCGGGTGCATCGGGCGCCGATGGGTGGTTGATGGTCACCACGTCATGGGGCCAGTAGATGTGCGCCACCGGCTTGCCTTCGTCGGCGTCGTCGACCTTGCGATAGCCCAGCATGACGACAGCAGCGCGAGCGCCCGTGTTGGCGCGTCTCTCGATCTCCGGCATGAGCACATTGATGCCGATGTCCTCAAGGGCTTCGTCGAATGCTTCAGCGCGTGGGTCCTCATGGTCCACAGCGACGTCGTCATCGGTGAACAGTTCACGTTGGGCAGGCTCGACGTAAACGCCAGAGTCTTGGCGAGCGAAGAAGCGGAGCCAGTTGACAGGGTCGATCGGGATCTTGTCGCCGGTCTGTGGGTATCGATCCCTCAGCGCCGCCTTGACGATGCCCTGTTGGTCGCCGCTGTAGCGTTTGGCGAGACCACGGATCACCGTCTCATAGTCGGCGGGCCGTTGCCGTCGACCAGCGGTCAGCAGGTCAAGCAATTGCTCTGGACCCCACACGCCAGCGTCGGCGCGGATCTGGTTGACGATGGCGTCGCTTTCGGCGTTGAGTTTGAGCATGGCACGCACACTAGCATGGTGCGTGTCAAGGGGCTAGGCCACTCGACCCCAGTCGTCTGTCACGGCGTCGACTTGCGTTCTGACGACGTTAGCTTTTCTGTGGACAGGGAACAGCCGATGTGCCGCATAGCCTAGGGCGTCGAGGATGTGGCTCATGTCGGAGGCGCCAACCTTCTTCTCGGGTTCGCCGTTGCGGTCTAGGGCTTGAGTCTCCAAGGCACGACACAGATGGGGGCAAGCGTCGGCATCGATGGTCAAGCGTCGATCCCTCAACAGCACGTTGACGGTGTTGACGCGTTCCATAATCGGCGGATTCGCCTTGGGGTGGTCTGGACGGAAGCCCGCCTGTAGCAGCAGGTGGATATCCGACAGTGTCGACGTCGTGTGCAGCGACGCGCCCGATGCGTCAGGGTGCGCCTTGATGCGCATAGCGAAGACGTCTTCACGGGTGTAGCGCCTGCCCTTGGTGCGTTCAAGGTGCGCCATGATCCACTTCGCCGTCCGCTCAGCGTGCTCATCCGTCGTCGTGCCGCCTTGCTTGATGACCTCGCCGACGATGTGCAAGACGCGCCTGTCGTCGTCGACCTCGGCAACGATCCATTGCGCATCGCGCACGTTGAAATCGCACCCGACGACGATGCGACCACGGCCAGGCGTGACGACAGGAGGCGCGCCACAGTGGATGCGCCGGTCAAAGCGAGAGTAGACGCGCCCACCGCGGGCGGTCCTGACACCGTCGAGTTTCTCCTTGATGGCCTCATCAGTGCCCAGACGTGACCGCGACTCGTCGACGTAGGAAGGAGGCAGGAAGGGGTTGTCTGCCGTGCGGATGACGTAGGCCCGCGTCGTCGTCGACGGCTTCGCAAGCACCAGTTCGTAGGCAGGCCCGTAGCCCTCGGGAGTGCCGGTCAACAGGGTCTCAAGGGCAGTGCCAGAGCGGACACGCTGCATCGCTGGTACGAGCGCCTCGGGGTCGCAGAGCTCCCACTCGTCAGCCCACAAGCCAATCGCATTGATGCCTTCAACGGCGCGGGGCTTGTCCAACGAGCGACACCAGAACTCGAAACGCTTAGCGCCGCCGATCTCAAAAATATGGTCGGACTTCCAATGCCGATAGGGCAAGCGCCAGTCGTCGAGATACCTCATGGTGCTGCGTTCCATGACGTCACGCACCATCGGATAGCTAGGCTCCGTTCCGAGGATCGGGCCGTGTTGGCCATGACGGAGACCGAGGTCCACCATCCACGCCACGCCCAACGAGGTCTTGCCCGATCCGTAGCCGCCAGACACCACACGGATGCCGGGGCCACGGTCCGCGAGGACTGCCAGGTGCTTGTCGCCAAGCGCGACGCTTGCACGCTTCACTTGATGACTGGCGTGAAGTCGACGCCGTCGACACTGTCAGCAGCCGCCGTCGTCATCCGGCCAGGCGGGCCATAGCGAGCCGGGTCAAGCGCCGCGAGCAGCGTCACGATGGCGCTACGGTCGCCAGCGTCGGCAAGTTCTTTCAGCTGTCGTTCAAGGTCCGCGACGGTGACGGGCGCTTGCTCAGCCTCAGCCTCAGCCTTGGCAAGATCCGCCTCCGTTGGCGCCTTCCACTTGGCATGAGGCGCCAAGGCATTGCCCAACAGCCAATGGCGCGCACGTTGGCGCACGGTGTCGTCGGCGGTGGCCACCATCGACTGCACCTCGGGGGGCACGTCTTCGCCGGGCTCAGCGGCCAACTCAGCGCGACCCATGCCGATTGCGTACTCCACCCTCAGCAGGCGATCAGCGCCTTCCCTCAGCCAGTGGGGAAGACATTGACGCCCTGCTTGCTTTCCGAGCAGCCGGGGAAGTGGATTAGCCACGCGGGAAGTATGCCACGGCTTGGCATGGAAACGCAACCACCACAAAGGCCGAACGCCGTCACTGCGGAATTGCAGGTACGGCGTTCACGAGCAGTGACTAGGCTGCACCTCGACAGGCTAGCCGATGTCGACAGGTTCGGCAACCTTCATCGCATCGGCAGCGCGCCATTCATCGAGCGGACAATCGGACTTCATCGCATCATCAACCAGCATTCGCAGGACCGCCGAAGCGGGGCACCCCCTAGAAGCCAACCAATCGGCTTGTGCTGGCGTCAACGAGACTTGGCAGGTGTGAGCACGGCCAGAGGGTGCGAGGCGCTTAGGGCGGGTTTTGGTTCGTTCCATGGTGTCTCCAGAAAGAAAGCCCGCCACACACTGGCGGGCTTGGGGGGGGGTGGGTCAGACAGCGGCGTAACCGAAGTCGCAGTGCGAGGCGGCGCGGCGCATGGCAGCATCGGTTGCCATCTCGCGGGTGTAGCCCTTTGGCAGGTTGGTCTCGGTGGTGGAGACCAACAACACGCGCTCACCCTTGTTGACGGTCAAGACCTCTTGAAGGCTGTAGGCGGTAACCGTGCTGCCGCCGTCGATGGTCTTGATGGCCGACGAGACAGAAACTTCAATCGTTGCCCAGGCGTTCAGTGATTCGGTGTTCTTGAGCAGCGTAATGGTCATCATGGTGTCTCCCTTGCGAGCCGCTTTGTGCTGCCCACATCCACACTATGCAGCATAGTGGAGACAGTGTCAAGCATAGGATCAAAGAAAGTTTGAGATCCGCATCGTGCAGCCGTTTTAGGCTGCACATCGAACCAGGGCGCCGCCTTAGCGCCCCGATCCGTTCAGAAGTTGGCTTCAGCCGTGAACTTCCCATCAACGTAGATGCGGCAAGGAAACTGGGCGAACATCTTGCCGTTGGGGCTGAACTTGTAGACCGTGGTCTGAACCAACTGGACCGAGCGGCCTGAAGCGTCGGTACCGTTGATGTTGAACTCGCATCCGTTGACGTGACGGACAGTGACACCAGACAGCTTGCCAACCTTTCCAGCGACCTTGGCAGTCATGGCGACGGCGGTCTGCTTGGCGCTTTCGTAGGCAACGTCAACCATCTTGTCATCGTTCAGTGAACCGTCAGCCTTGTTGATGACGTTATCAATGGCGTCGAGACGAGCGGCATCCTGCTTGGTCGTCATCAGTGCGCTACGGAGGTTGTCGACACCGTAGGTCTCAACCAGCACCTTGTGGGCGCGGTGCATCTGGCCAAGGACCATCTTGAAGAGGGTGGGGACGGCGGCGGCGAAGGCGTTGTTGTTCATAGGCCCATTGTCACGCACAGTGGTCACACTGTCAAGCACTGTTGTGTTGACCGCATCAGGAAGCCGGATCAGGCTTGATCTGTGATCTGTCCAACAGATCACAAAGCAAAAAAAACCCCCTGATTCCCTCCCTAGCCTGCAAGCAAAGGGGAATCAGGGGCGGACCAGCGGAGCCTATGAGGCGCAGAAGACGGGTGGGGTTCGATTGGACCCGCAACCCACGTCGTCGCTGCGCCTCGTTCACGATACCAAATGAACGATACCGATACCCGTAAGAAACCGCAACACCCAAAGAAAACGCCACCCTTGCGGATGGCGCTTCAAACCTGATCCCGCAGTGGGGAGACATCAGGACCAGGTACGGGGTCGAG